TCATTCCCGTATCAATGCCGACTGTCGCTCCCGAAAGAATCAGTGGGTGATTACTGTTCCCGCTGTTGGTGGCAAATACAGCGTTTGAGGGATCTACTCCGCAAGTCCTCATCGTAGCTCGTGAAAAACGAAGCTTGGGCCCAGCGATCTCCTGAACCTCTGTACGCGCAACCTTTCCAGGCCCAGAGGATAACTCCACTTCCTTGTACAACCTTAGCTCCACCTCGTCATTGTCTATTGGTGTTTCTGAGTCCCAAGGAGCCATTGGCTCCAGCACGTAAAGCGGCGAATCGTTAGCAGCCGGGCGTAATGGGTTTCGCTCAGTGCTCTTGGTCCGCATTGGTACATCTTTCCCTTCTAGCCACTCGCGCTCCACGACAAGTGTCAGCGCAACTTCGCCGACCATGTACGCGGGGACGCCCCTAGCTTTCCAGTTCGTGATGTTCTGGTCGTTCTCGAGATCGAGAATTCGAGCAAGCTGGGCCCCCGTCAATCCGGAGTCTTCGAGCGCTTCACGAAAGCGTTGGCCTTTGAGGTTTTGCGTTTGTTTACTCATAAACAGAATGTTACAGCGCTTGCATTCAGATGGTAACAAACGTATTGTTTGGTCCTGTCGTTCAAATTGTTTGGTATGGATAACGTCATGAGTACACCTGCTCAGATATTCGATTTAGTACTGCAGGTTGCTGAGGCCTCCGGCAAAAGCCCTTCCCAGCTTTCGCGAGAGTGCAAAATCAGCCCTCAGAGACTCTTTAATTGGCGTCGGCGAGGTATCCCAGTCGCACAGGTTCGACATCTGTCGAAAGCTCTTTCCGGAGCGCTGCTACCTCATCAGCTTAGGCCGGATTTACCCGAGATATTCCCAGCCGAATCCGACGCTGAAATACAAGCTGCATAGAAAAAAGGCGACCCAAGGGTCGCCCAGTTCCTCCCGATAGCATCACCACAATGCGGTCGGGTCGCGATGTCGGAAGGTGAGCACACCACATGCCGCCGACCTTCATCGCGTTTCCAAGGCTCGGAAGCCTTGGTGTTGCTGCCGTTCTTACCACAGAGCTGGCAGCTGTTGCGCCAGGGGTGAACAACGGATTGTTCGCCCCGGCACGGTGCCGGTGTTGGTCTTACGAACCTAGCCGGCTTTGGGCCTCTCCAGACCACGCGGCAAATGTATCACCAACTTCTGTCGCGCGGCACTGGCAACTTTTAGGATTAATGCCATGAGCCGAATTGCTCTCAGTTCACTGGAACGGGCGCAGCGGGAAATCCTGCCGCTCGATTTAGCGCTGTATCACGCCGCTCGCGATTACCCGGGCGGCGCTGCTGCTATCGCTGCTACAACCGGTCGCAACCCGACAACGTTGCAGCACAAGCTGTCGCCGACCCACCCGAGCCACTCCATCAACATTCAGGAGTTCGGCGAGATTCTCGAACTGACCAAGGATCGCCGCATTCTTGATGCGGTGCATGCGCTGGTCGGTGACACGGTCTGGCAGGAGCTGGCCGACACCTACACCAACGACATGCCCGAGACCCTCACCACCGGCATCGCTGAATACTTTCGGCAGGTGGCAGATCTGGCCGAGACCTGGGCCAAGAGCATTGGCGACGGTGTCGTCACCGATCAGGAACTCGCGGCGATTCGTCTGCAAGTGTTTCGGGGTATCCAAGGGCTGCTGGGGTTGTTCAACCGCGCCACCTACGTCAACCAGACGACGCGAGGTGCCGACCGTGGCTGACATCGCCGATTTCGCCAACGATCTGGTGCAGGAACGCATCGATCAGGCCATGGCGGCGCGCAGCGCTGCCAAAGCCGAAAGCGCTGCTCATTCCTTGCTGTTCTGTGAAGCCTGTGACGATCCGATTCCGGAAGCCCGTCGCCTGGCCTCACCGGGTTGCTCGCAGTGCATCAGCTGCCAATCCCTCTCTGAGCGGGGGATTCAGCATGCTCGATGAAGTGTTGGGGCAATTCGCCGATTACGGTCTGGAGCCAGCGCAACCGCTGGTGTTCGGCAAGCTGACCCGCTGCAAGACTTCGCAGGACAAGGGCAAAGAAAAGAACGGCTGGTACGTGGTGCACGAGCAGCGCACGGAGAAGGGCGACACCCTGATCTTTGGGGCCTTCGGTGACTGGCGTTCGGGCGAGACGCAGAAGATCAAGGTCAAGGCCGGCCGCATGTCGCCTGAAGAGCGTGAAGTGATGCGCGCCCGCCAGGAGGAAGCCAAGCGCCGCGCTGCCGAAATCGCGAGTAACGCTGCGCGGCGGGCCGCGAAAAGGGCGCAGGGTTTGTTTGAGCGCATGCCTACCACCGGGCGCAGCGAATACCTGGACCGCAAGCAGATCGTCGGTATCAAGGTGCGTTACGCGCCGCGCACTGGTGCGGTACTGGTCCCGATGAACAATGCTCGTGATCAGATCATGGGCCTGCAGGTGATCTTCCCGAACAAGCAGGAAGACACCGGCCGCGACAAATCCTACTGGCCTTACGGCATGGCGAAGGAGGGCACATTCCACCTGCTTGGTCCGCACCCGGTACCGGGCGAACCGGTGCTGGTTTGTGAGGGTTACGCCACCGGCGCCAGCCTGCACATGGCGACCTCGCTCGCTGTGGCCGTAGCCTTCGATGCGGGCAACCTGTTGGCCGTGTGCAAGGTCATGCGCGAGCGCTTTGCCGGCTGCCCGCTGATCATCTGCCGCGACGACGACTGGAAAACCACCAAGCCCAACGGTGATGCCTGGAACCCCGGCGAAGAGAAGGCGAGCAACGCCGCGCTGATCGTCGGTGCCCAGGTCGTTGCGCCGATCTTCTCGGTCGAGCGTCACGACAAGTGGACCGACTTCAACGACCTGCACGTCGCCGAAGGTTTGGACGCGGTTCGCCGACAAGTGCTCGCCGTGGTCCGCCCACCCGCTGCCGGTGGCTGGAAAGATCAGCTGGCCCGCAGCGAGAGCGGCGCCCTGATCGCGCACATGCAGAACGTCGAATTGATCCTTGCTCACGATGAACGCTGGGCCGGGGTGATCAGCTACTGCGCCTTCAGCTCGAAGATCGTCAAGTTGCGTGCTGCGCCGTATGGCGGCGGCACCGGCGAGTGGGCCGACATTGATGATGTGCGAGTGATGAAGTGGATTGCGCAGCAGTACAACCTGCGGGTGAAGTCCTCGCACGTCATCGAGGCCGTCAGTGTCGTGGCGCACGACCACGCCTTTCACCCGGTGCGCGAGTACTTGAAGAAACTGGAATGGGATCGTGTGTCGCGCCTGGAGCGGTGGCTTACGGATGTCATGGGCGTGAAGACTACGGACTATACGTCCAAGGTCGGCAAGCGCTGGATGATCTCGGCCGTGGCACGGGTGATGAAACCCGGCTGCAAGGCGGACTCGGTGATGATCCTCGAAGGCGTACAAGGCGCCGGTAAGTCGACCGCCATGAGCGTGCTCGGCGGTGAGTGGTTCATGGACACGCCGTTTGCCCTCGGTGACAAAGACGGCTTCCAGGCGATTCGCGGCAAGTGGATCGTCGAGCTCGGCGAGTTGGACAGCTTCAACAAGGCGGAGAGCACCAAGGCCAAGCAGTTCTTCTCGGCATCGACTGACACCTACCGCGAAAGCTATGGCCGCAGAACGCTGGACGTGCCACGCCAGTGTGTTTTCGTCGGTACCACCAACCAGGACGAGTACCTCAAGGACGCCACCGGCAACCGTCGTTATTGGCCGGTGGCCTGTACCAAGGTCGACGTGGCGCTGCTGCGCGAAATCCGCGACCAGCTGTGGGCCGAAGCGATGTTCTGCTTTGAGGCCGGCGATCTCTGGTGGGTAACGCGAGAGGAAGCGCCGATGTTCAGCGAGGAGCAGGACGAACGCTTTGTGGTGGACGAATGGGAAACGCCCATCCTGACCTGGCTCGAAGAATCGCAGATCGGCGAGACCACCACCGGTAGCGAGGTTATGAGTCAGGCGCTCAAGCTCGATCCCGGTCATTGGGGCAAACCGGAGCAGATGCGTGTGGGAGCGATCCTCCATCGACTGGGCTGGCGACGGTTCCGTTTGGGCGCCTTGAGCAAGAGCGGCCAGCGGCCATGGGCGTACAAGAAACCTGAGGGTTGGGGCAGGGCGCCTGCGCTGGAACAACCTGCATTTGAGGAGCCGTGCTTCGATGATTAAAGCGATCGATATGGCTCTCAAACAATGGGCGCAGGAGCTGCACAGCGACGAGGTCGCCGCCGGTTACTCGGGCGGCAACATGGTCGCGATGATGATGGAAAGCGGTGGTCAGCTTGTGCGCGGCAGGCGCGGGAGCAGGGTGCCGCTGGAAGCCTCCCTGGACATTGAGCGCATCGTCAAGAAACGCCTTGATCCCGAGCTGATCACGGTCGTCAAGGTGCATTACTTCCAGCCCGACGCACCTCTCGCTGCACGTCTGGCACGCAGTGGCTGCAAACGCAACCTCTACTACCAGCGCCTGCATGACGCCCACATCGTGGTTGAGCACTTCCTCTTGGGGGAAGCGGCTTGATCGTGGGCATCCCTCTGGCTCACGCCGTCCCACTGGCCTGCCTCCGTCCCACCGCTTTTTGCGGTTGTGGGACGGGCGCAGGCCCCGTCGTTGTTGGTCTGTCCCACCGTCCCACCTTCTCCATGCCACCCGCCCGTGTATGCGTAGCGGGCATCAATGCGCGTGTTCACGCGCACGCGTGTTTTTAAATATTCTCTCTATACACGAGAAAAGAGAGATAAAAGTAGGACGGTGGGGCAAAGCCCCAATCTGCGGGGCTTTCGGACGTCCCACCTTATTTTAGAAAGGTGGGACGTATGGGACGCCAGAAAAGCAAAAGACAGCCGGGATAGATATTCACCGACATTCGCCAGCCGTTCACCGGGCGTAAGCCACACATTCACCGGATGGCATTAAAACGGTCTTGCTGCCACCAGAATCGACCTGTAAAAAGGGGCCATCTTCGATGGGTGCGACCGCAAAGCGCGGCAGGCCACCCACCACCTGACCCGGCCATTGCGCCGGGTCTTTTTGTTTAAGGGGCAGGGCGATGACGAACGAGCAACAGGCACTGGCAGAGATGCCGATCTGGTTGGTGATTGCGCTGTCCCTGGTTGGTGGTGTGTCCGGCGAAATGTGGCGCGCTGACAAGGATGGGGCGCGAGGCTGGGCGTTACTGCGCCGGCTAGCACTTCGGTCCGGTGCCTGCATCGTTTGCGGCGTGTCGGCGATGATGTTGTTGTTCGGCGCGGGCCTGTCGATCTGGACAGCGGGTGCGCTGGGTTGCCTGACCGCGATGGCCGGCGCGGATGTCGCCATCGGCTTGTACGAGCGCTGGGTGGCCAAACGTCTGGACCTGAGCGAGGCCGAGCCGAAGGCATGAGCCGGGCAGGCCGGGTAGGGCGCAGATTTCACGGGTCCTCCCCAAGGGCCGCCCCCTACACGGGTTATCGAACTCGCGGATTCTCTCTAGCTGAAACCTTCGCAGGGATGTCCGTCTTTCCAAGGGATGGGGCAGGGCATGGCAATCGGATGCAGGCTCGACCGACCGAACCGGCAGAAAACCGCCGGGGACCCTGGGGATTTCCAAAGGACACGGGGTCGGAAACCCGCGGGATCGTGTTAGTGGGAGACCCGCCAGCTTACTGAAATTTCAATCCACTGAAATCTTGAAAGGATTCATTGAAAAGCCGCTGAAAAGGAGGGCTTATGAG